AGAATGCTCGCGCCGTCCGCGACGTCTTCCAGCAGACCCTGGTTGAGGGTGATGCTGGTCACGGTCGAGCCGCCTACGGTGCTTGCGACGCCGTAGTTGTAGCTGCCGATCGTCAGCGTGTCGCCCTCGAGGATGGTGCCCGAGCCGGTGTCCACCGTGATGGTCTTGTCACCCGCAGACGACGCGCCGTTCAGGTCGTAGTTGGCGTTAGCACCGCCAGCCGTGTGCGTCCGCACGTTCTGCGACATGACCCACGCCATGCCCATCTTCTGCTGCAAGCCCACGTCGCCCGACTCGAACGGGAAGCCCGTCACGTAGTCGCCGCTGGTGAACTGCTCAAGCGCCAGCAAGTTGGCCTCGGCGTCGGTGTCGAACACGCAGAAGCGATCGCCACGCGCGACCTTGTTCTTGTTGAGCAACTTCTGCGGCGCGGTGACGTCGGCGATCGCGTTAAACACGCTGGCCGATTGATCGTCCGCAAGCCCGTGACCGTTCATGGTGGCCTCGAGAATGTCGGTGTCGATCTTCTCGACGATCGACGCCAGAGCAGCATCGACGACGCCCGGCAGCTTGTCGCCTTGGACCTCCATCAGATCCTTGTCGGTCATGTAGAACGCGGCCTCGTTCCAGCTCGAAAGCGGGACGTTGACCGTGGACAGCGTGATGTCCGACGTGGCCGCAGGCGTTGCCGCAGCAGTCACTGCCGCCGTGGTGATGCTCGGCGGAATCGGGACATCGATCGAGCTGCCAGGCTGCGCGCCAAGCGTGTCAAAATCGCGGTTGACGAGGCGCGGCATGACGCTGTGCGCTCGCAACTTGGGAAGCATCAGCCCCACAAGCTTGGGGACGACGTTGGTAATGGTGTTCGCCATTCAGACTTGCGGGCCGACGACCAGAAACAGGCGCTGCCCGTCTCCTTTGGTGTTCAAGTTTTCTGCAAACCCGCTCCGACCGGCCCGGTCGTCGGCAGCCCGCTGGGCTACCGTTTCGGCGGCGTCGCCCGGTCCACGCTGTGGATCGAGCTCGACCGCGTCTGCGGCGCGCAGGTGCGTCTACATGACGCGGGAACCTGCGCGGCGGCATTGTATCCGCTAGGGCGTGCCGGGGTCAACCGGCGGCTTCTGGGCGGCCTTGCGTGGCCTGCCCGGCTTGCGCTTGGCTGGCGTGCTCGTTTGTTGGAACACGTAAACACGCAGCCCTTGGCGGCTGGTGCTGTGCCCGACGCAGTCCCAGTTCTCGGCGACGCTCGTATGCGTGTCCTTGTGGGTAAGCAGCCACAGGCGCAGCGGCTCCTCCTCGTGGGCCATCTCCGGCGACAGCATGTCGGCGAACCAGTAGCCGCTGCCGCTCTGGTAGACGCGCAGCAGCTTGCTGCCCTTGGGCTGCACAAGGTCCACGGGTCCGCTGTGATGGCGGAACTGCACGCTGTGCATTCGCATCATTCTGTCCATTGTGCCTCCCCGCGCGCGACCTTCTCGGACGCCTGCAAGAACGCCACCGGGTCTGACTGAACGTCAGCCATGCGGATGCGGTTCCCGCCGACGCCGCCGCCAGGCGTAGCTCCGCCGCCGTCCCCACCGTCAAACAGGTGCGGCGCATCGCTCACGGTGCGATCCAGCCATTCCTCGATGGTCAGCGACTCGCCGCGCTCGCCCACGTTGTCGTGCTTAGCGACCAGCGCATCCAGTGCATCGTTCGGCTCGAAGGTGCCCCCCGCCCTTGTGAGTAGGTCGGCACGGGCCGTGGGGCGTAGGCGCAGCTTCTTGCGCTCGAGAGCTCCCGCGAGCTGCTCGCCCAGGTAAACGCTGCCAAACCTCTGGCGCGCGGCCTGCTTGTCGTTCTCGGCCTGCTCTCGCTGCGCGTGCAGATCCTCAAGCTGGCGCTGGTATTCGCTCTTGATCGACTGCGTGCGGCGCTCGAGCACCTCGTCGAACTGCCCCGACTTGAGCAGCGCGGCCTCCTCCTCGCCCTGCGCCTTGTCCAGCATGCTCTTGTACTGGCCTCGGATCTGCTCCTGCTCCGTCATCAGCTCCTCAAGCTGGGCCTTCATCCGAATGTTGTTGTCGCGCATCTCGCGGTATCGGGTCAGGTCAACCGCCGGGCTGTCGCCGGTCTCAACTTGGAGCTGCCATCCGTTGCCGGTGTCGGCGTAGTAATCGCGCAGACCCTCCGGGATCTCGTCCTGCGCTGCGTAGGTCTTTCTCAGCATCGTCTACCTCTTGGGCTTGGGTTTCGTGGTCGTGGGCTTCTTGGGCTTCTTGCCCTTCTTGTATTTGTGCATTTTTAAAGCCTGTCTTTCTGTCGTAATTCCTCCAGCGTCAGCGGCTGCAAGTCGCGGCCTAGCATCTGCTGCAAGGTGATGTCGCCGCGACGCCATGCCGCTGCCTTGGTCTTGCCCAGCATCTCGTTCTGCTCGGCCTGTGGGCGCGTCTGTAGCCATTCCTCGAACGTGACCTTGGCCTCGACCTGACCATCAAACGCCGCGCGCGTGCCCTCCGGCTCCTCGTCGAAAAACGGCACGGCAGTGCTGCGACAGTTGGGATGCAGCGGCGGCATTGGCCCCTCGCCCACCGGGTAGGTCTTGCCGTCTAGGCTAGCGCACAGGATGGTCGTGCGGCTGTCGAGCGTGGCCACGAAGCGCCACCGCTCAATGCCGAGCTCGCGGAACGTCTCCTCGCGCGCCGCGTTGCTCTCCGTCGTCGCAGCAGTCCGCACCAGCGTCTCGACGCCTGTTGCAGCCTTGTCCAGTATGCCCTCCTCGGTGCGCGATCCACGGATGCCGCGCACGATCTGATCGACGGTCTCGCCCTGCTCAAGTCCCTGCAGGATGCGACGCCGCAGGCTGTCGCCCGTGGGCGCTTGCAGCATCTTGTCGAACCACTGCTCCGGCGTGTCGCCCATGACGCGCTGCTGCGACGGGTCTGGCGCTTGCACCAGCGGTATGGCTTGGTCGGTCGTGCGCTCGACGTTCTCGGCTACGAAGTCGGCCTCGCGCTGCCCCACCTCTTGCAGCCGTGCCTCTGTCAACTGGCGCAGCTCCAGGATGCCGCGCTGCAAGATCAGGTCGATCTCGTCTAGTAGTAGGGCGAGCTGCGGGTATCGCTCAGGTGTGACCTCGCGCCCGCGTGCGTCGATGCCCGCTAAGGTGCCCCCGATGCTGTCGAGCAGCGGCTCCACCACAAGCCTGCGGAACTGCTGCACGGCCTCGATCTGCACGCCGCGCACGCCTCGAGCCATCAGCACATCATGCCGATTGAAGCGCGTGAGGAACTCGCTGGCGCGCTGCTTGAGCTCGCGCCGTAGGCGAGCGCGCAGCTCGGGGTCGATCGGCGGCGGCAGTCCGGTCATGTTTCAATGCCTGCTCGCGGCGTGTAGATAAAAACAACGCGCCCGCACGTGTTGCAGCTTAGGTTGCTCACCATTCCGTAATCGTCTTGCGGTTCGCAGTCGTGATCGCCGCCATGAATTAGCTTGGCACCGCACACGCAGACGACATCGACATATGTGGTGTCCGTCATGCGTCAGCTCGGGGTTGCTGAACGAAGCGAGCCATCTGCGCCTCGAGCGCGCGCTCCTTCTCGTCTTCTGCGGCCTGTAGCTCGGCCTCGACCTCGACCTCGCCCAGCATGCCCAGCGCCTTGACCTGTGCCAGATAGGTGCGCTGGCTCAAGCGACCCTCGCGCACATCGGTCTGCAGCATCAGCAGTTCATCCTTGCGGCTGCGGCCCGGCGCGCCCATCTGGATGCGCTCACGCTCGGCGTCGTCGCTCACGCCAGGCGGCAGCATCTCGCCGCGTCGCAGGTTGTAGGCGTAGGTTTCCCAGCTAATCGTGCCCGCTTGCAGGCTCTGCGTCAGCGTGGCCAGCTCGCCCGACTCCATGCGCGACGCATCGAAGTCTGCCACGAGGCTGTATCGGATCTCCTCCGCCGTTGTCGTGTCGTCGTAGGCTGGCAACTGCCACGCCATCCACCGCTGCATGGCGCGCGTCGTGGCCTCGCTGACGTTCTCGGCGATCGTCGACAGCACGCTGCGCTCGCCCGCTTGACGCAGCCGCACAGTGCCCATCGCCTCCGCCGTCGATGGCTGCTCCTCGAGCATGCGCGCGCCCAGCACGGCCATCTGCTGCTCTTTGTCTTTGAGTCCTTCGCGGATGTGGCCAAGGCCCGCGCCGCTGAACTCCAAGTATTGAGCGTTAGCGCCCGGCTCTGGGCTGGCCCATGCGTAGCCGCATCCGACCATCAGCTTGGCACCTTCCTCCAGTTGGAAGCCTGAGACCCACGGCTGCGGGATCGCGGTCATGTGTCGGCCCCATTCCAGGTCCGCGCTGCCTCGGTAGTGCGACAGCATGACGTTGCACAGGCCGAGCATGGGCGCGGTCTCGATGTCCACCGACACGCCGCCGACGGCGTTGACGATGTCCATGGGGATCTCGTTCCAATAGCGCCCGCCGTTCTTGGTGGGCACCTTGACGGCGACAAGCTCAAGCTGGCCGCTACGCACGCCGCTGCCCTTCTTGGCCGACGCGCGCCAATACTCCTGCCAGTACACCATCTCGCTGGCAGGCGCAGACGCTAGCGCCTCGCCGCCCATGGCGCGCAGCGCATACTCGTGGTCGCTGACGAAGCCCAGCCGCAGGATCAAGAACTGCTCGCGCAGCTCGGTCTCGTTGCCAATGAGGTCGCCTTGCTTGGGCACCTCGTAGGTCTGGCGGATCGTCACCGTCGTCGGCACCTTGCGCCCGCCCATGTCCTTGCAGTGCCAGAAGACGATGTCCTCGGCCTTGAACATGCACAGATACGGCGGCAGCGTCGCATCCTCGCCGCGCTCGACCAGCAGACCGTAGCGGCCCACGCTCACGGCCTCGGTGAGCTGCTGCATGACGATGGCTTGCAGCCCCTCGTAGTTTGGCCCGGCGTTGTCCTCGAGCTGCTGCAGTTGCGCGTCGGGCACGCCCTCGATCGTAGGCGGGCGGCGCATGACGGCACCGACCAAGCCGGCCTGCGTGCGCGACGCCGCGCCGTAGAACGATGCCCGCAGCAAGTAATTGTTGTAGCTCTCGAGCGCGTAGATGTCGCCGCTCTCGCGCTGGCTGGTGAGCATCGGCAGGTATCGCTCCCGCTCGTGCTTGACCTTGTCCTCGCCCTCGATGCAGTCGCGGACCTTGCGCCACAGCGGCGCGGCAGCTTGGTATTCGTTGTGGTAGATGTTCATTGTCTGAATGCCACGGTCGTCGCGGTCGTGCGGTCTACGGGGAACAGGTAGGCGATCGGATAGCCGAATGCGTCCAGCAGGTGCGACATATCCTTCTGCACCTGTTTGTTGCTGTCCGCGTGCGTGTAGCCGAGCAAGTAGGCGCGCATTTTACGACATGACGGGGACAAGGTCACCCGCCCGTGGCGCATGGATCCGTTCACCGCGTTGATGCGGTCCACGATCTGCGGGTTCGCCCGTCGGGCTGAGATGGTGAACCCTGCCTCGCGCAGATAGCCGAACGCGCTCTTGCCGCCCGCCCCTGCGTGCTGGCGGTTCTGGCCGCTGGCGTCCGGGTAGATCCGGCGGATGCTGGGATACGTCTGGCGGATGAACGCAGCCGCCTGCTCGGCGTCGCAGTTGGGCAGCTCGTGCTCGGCAACCACATGCATGCGGGTCTGCGTGCGCCAAAAGACAACAAAGGCCAGCGGGTTGACGTTGAAGTCCATGCCCACGCAGAGCTCGGCGTCGGCGGGCTGCTCGAGCGCCACGCTGTGCTGCTCGGGGTCGAAGCTGTGATAGACGCGCCCGGTGGACAGGTTGACGAACTTGCCCTGCACGTATGCCTGCGCAGCGGCCTCGTCGTAGGTGTTGGTCAGCCGCTCGACGTAGTCATCCGGCAGCGCGCGGTTTGCCGTGCTGGCGCACTGCACCAGCCCCAGGTCGTGCTTCTCCCGCATCTCGCCCTGGAACAGGTCGTATCCCCAGCCCACGACGCCCTCGGGCGTGCCTGTGACGTTGATCTCCCTGTGCCGGGCGTCTGGGTGCCGCACGCGAGCCAGGATCTGCTCGAACATCTCGACGGGCTGGATAAACGGCTCGTCGATCCCAGCCGCTGCAATGTTGGCACCCTTCAACCGCTCGGGCCGCTCGCCCGACATGCAAAGGATGGTGGCCGTGCGGTCGCGGTAGCGGATGTGGAACCTGTAGGGCTGACTGCGGAACAGGTGATACGTCAGGTGCGGCTCGTTGCGGCTCTTGCCGTCGAGCAGCTCGTCGAGCGTCTGCACGATCGTCGTCAGCGCGAACGGGTAGCTGGGGCTGACGGTGACCACGGGCACGGGCGCGTTCTTGATGGCCAGCCAGATCATGCGCTTGGCCAGGGCCAGGGTCTTGCCGCCCCCGTAGCCGGTGACGAGGCCCCGGATAAAGTTGGGCATTTCCCACCATTCCCGCTGATGCGCGAACATGCCGCCCCGTGCGATGCTGCCGTCCTCGGCCAGCTCGGGTTCGTCCATGCGCCAGAAGGGTGCGACGGTCGTGGTCAATCGAAGCGCGGGTCGGGTTCGTGCTGGGCTTCTACGGCAGGCATCTCGCGCTTGGCGTATCGCTCAGGGAATCGGCGCTCGAGCATCCAGGCGGCGGCGGTCCACTGCTTGTCCATGTGCCGCAGGATCTTGCCGTGGATGCTGCTTTCTGCCTTGGCTTCTGCCTTTTCTATGAGCGTTGCAAAGTCGGCGTGGCGGGCCTTGTGGGAGCGCAGGCTGGCACCGCTGACGCCGTGCATCTGGGCAGCTCGGTCAGGCCAGACGCCCAGCTCGATGGTCCGCAGGATCTTGTCGATGACCTCGTCCGTCATCACGCTGCGCGGTCGCCCGCGTGGCTTGGCCTTGGCCTTAGCCATTCCGCACCGCCTTCTGCCCGGTCAGGTTCTCCCACCGCTGGACGATCACGTCGCAGTAGGCGGGGTCGATCTCCATGGCCAAGCATCTCCGGCTGGACTGTTCGCAAGCGATAAGGGTGGTTCCGGAGCCTGCGAACGGGTCCAAGATGCTATTGCCCTTCGCTGCCGACACGCTTGCCGCCATCACGGCGACGGGTTTTTGCGTGGGGTGCCACCGCTCCATGTCTCCCTTCTCCCGATTGTTCCAGCCGCCCCAGGGGACGCGTACAATGGACCTTGCCTGCCTGCGCCGCGACCAGCAAACCTCAAACGGTGCTCCGGGTATTGCGTCGGCGGCTTCTGATGCTCGCTTGTCCCAGATGATCCACGATCCCCCAGGCGGCAGTCGGTCGTAGAACCAGTCGCCGCCCCACAGCAAGACATCACCTGACGTCGCGCTCAAAACTGCGGTGGGGTCGAAGTGTTGGTCATCTCCATGCACGGGCTTGACGACCCTACGTGCGGAGTTGTCCATGCCATTCTGAGCGGTGCCTGCTGTCCCGCCGTACGACATGCCATACGGGGGGTCGCTGACCACCGCGTCGGGCTTCTCTCCCCCTAGAAGCGCCGCCATGTGTTCAGTGTTCGCACAGTCCCCACACAGCAGCCGATGCTGGCCTAGCGTCCACAGGTCGCCCGGCTGCGTGATCGGGTCGGCGGGCGGCTCCGGTGCCTCGTCCTCGACGATCTCGTCAGGCTCGAGGCCGCGCATCAGGCCGGCCAGCTCCTTATCGTCGAACGCCAGCATGTCGCGGGTCGGCTCGTCCATGCCGTCCAGCAGGCTGGCCAGCGTCTCGTCGTCCCATTCCGCGAGCTCGGCGGTGCGGTTGTCCGCGATGGCAAACTGGCTAGCGGTGGCGTTGTCATCGTCCAACACGACGGCCGCGATGGTCTCCCAGCCTAGCGCCTTTGCTGCCTCCAGCGTGCCGTTGCCCGCGCGCACGATCATGCCCTCGGCTTGCACCACGACGGGCTTGCGCTGCCCAAATGCGGACAGCGACGCCTTGATGGCGTCCAGGTTGCGCGGCCCGTGCTTGCGGGCGTTGGCCGGGTCGGGCGTCAGGTCCGCGATGGACATGGAAAGCCGCCGCAGCGGCTCCGCGATGTGGGCATCTGTCATTCGCTGGCGCTTTCGGCTCCAAGGGTGACGCGGCTGTAGATCGTCTGCAAGGCTGGCGAAGCGGCTAGGCGCTTCGACATGTCGCGGATGCCCTGGATCACGGTGCTGTGGTGCCTGTTGCCAATGAGCGCGGCGATCTCCCGGAGCTGCCATCCCTGCTCTCGTAGAGCTGCCATCAGCAACTTGCGCGGCGCGCTGACGGTCTGACTGCGTCCTGGGCCGAGCAACTGCTCACGGTTCACGCCGAACTCGGAGCAGATGCGGGCGATGTAGGGGTCTGCGTTGGTCTGTGTGTCGTTAATCATTGGAGTCTCGTTCGATCTTGGCCAGCTCGGAGCGCACCCACGCCTGCCCGGCGCTGCCTCCCCATAGGCCCCAGGCGATATTTGCGGCGCTGTCGCGCGGTGCGCTGCTGGCGTCCTGCCCTCCGTGGCGTGCGAAGTAGCTGGCCATGCGGCGCAGCGTGCTCTCGCTGATGTTGCGCCCGTTGGCTAGGTCTCGAGCGCGAGCCACGCCCACCTCGGTGCCGCCGCGCCCGTGGCGCTTGCGGCGTTCCAAAGCGTTGCGGGCGGTGCGGCGCACATCTGCGGGAGGCACTGGCATGGTGTGCATTATATCGCACACCGGCTACCAGACTCGGAAAAATATGAGCGGCCAAACTGCATTGGACTGCGCGAAGTTGTCAAACCCGGACGGAGGCCAGACCGTGCCGCCCTGCGTGTACAGGTAGCAGTCGAGCAGCAGCGTCGGGTAGCTGTTGGGGTCTGGTGGCGCGTAGGCGGTCCAGGTCCACGGCGTGCGTGGCGTCAGCACTAGATACGACGGCAGGCTGGTGCTGTAGGGGAAGAACTCAGCATGCACATCGAACTCGACCAGCAGCCCGTCGAGCCGACTGAGCACGGCCATCAGCCCACGACTGTCTTGGTCAAACGTCAACTGCGTGTTGAAGTCTCCGTAGCTGGTGCTGCCGTAGACGGTGCCTACCATGTCCAGCTCGTATTGCGGAACTGGCAACAATGGAGCCTCGACCACCACGCGCTTGGTGCAAGCAGCCAAGGCCAAGAAGCAGGCGAGCGGGTGTAGGTGTTTCATCTGTGCATGAAGTCTAACAGCCCCCGAAGCTTGTGCGCGGCGTGCAGCGGCTGCTTCTGATACTCAAGCATGCCGAACGACCCGAACCGGCTAGGCTGGCCGGTCAGCCGATAAGCCATGAACAAGCCGCCCCCGTGGGCGTCCCAGCGCAGCAGGTCGTGGAAGTAGAGCGAGCGCATGGCCGGGTGACGGTTGGCGGCGACGAACAGGTCCGTCAGCGTCTGGTTGTTCTGGGCCGCGCCCACGCCGACTAGGTGCTGCCCGCCCTCGTAGGCTAGCAAGGCAAGGCCGCGCTGCTGGGCCTCGATAGCGTTCTGCGAGGTGCGGAGCTGGTGCTGCTGCTGGCTGTTTAGGTCGCAGGCATGCAGCAGGGTCCGCAGATCCATGGCTGCGGTGGTCGCCGCGTTGCTTGAGCTGCCCAAGCTGCCGCCCCAATACGGGGCCACGGCGTAGGCATCGGCGTGCTGGTAGGCGTTCTGCCAGTCCATGATCTGCGTGCCCACCCACGGGTTGACGCTCTGGCCGGCCAAGACTCGCACAAGCTGGCGATCCGCGCGCAGCTCGGCCTGGAACACCTGGAACACCTCCACGCTGCGCTGCGCGTAATAGCGCCACGCTGCCACCCACGGCGTCGACCCTAGGCCCAGCGCCTGCCCTTGGCTCGCTGCGTAGGCGTTCTGCCCGAACTGGCTGTTCCAGACCTCGTTGGAGTATTCCAGGTACAGGGTCAGGTCGCGGCGCAGCGCCTTGTCGATTAGCTGGGCAAGGCTGGCGACGTAGTGGTTGGTCGCGAGGTGGGGCACGCAGAGCCACATATCCGCGCCGATCTCGTTGCAGAGCTGGGCCATGTAGGCGGGCGCGACGCCTGCGTCTGTCGCCTGCGTGTAGTGGTTCGTGCCAGGCACCTCGGCCCAAGCCCGCACCGGGCTGTCGTTGATGCGTTGCCAGTTCATAAACCGCACAGCCTGGAACGGCTCGAGGCTGGCCAGGAAATCGGGCGAGAACACCTGCGGCGACTGGTCCCAGCCGGGCAGATACACCCGCACGTTGCGGATGGGCTGGGCCATGCTGGTGATACGGAGCGAGAACAGCCCCTGCGTCGGCACACGGAGCGCACAGCGGATGAGGCCGGGCGCTTGATGCAGGACGGTCAACTGCCCGTTGCCGCCTGCGCGCGGCTCAATGGTGCCGCCGCCGTCCCATCGGATGGTGTAGATGCCGCTGGGGTAGTTGCCCCCCTGGTCGGCGTAGACGATGGACTCGAGCCATTGGTGCGGCTGCAAGGTCTGCGGCCAGCCCTTGGCGTCGAGCTGGGCGGGCGGGCCTCCGCCCCATGCGAACCCGCTGGCGTGCGTGCCTGCTTGGTGGCTAATCCATGGGCGCGCCGACTTGAATGCGTCCACGAACGGCGTCTGGCGGTGCCAGTCTAGGACCGGCTCCAGGTTGACGCCCACCTGCGGCGTCAGGCAGCACAGCAACGACAGCGCGAGCATGCGCCCACGCTATCATCTGCCGCCGCTACTTGCCGAGCTGCCGCATCAGGTAGTGCCAAGCGGTCGCTGCGGCCATTGGCACTTGACCGTTTCCAAGTGCTCGCAACTGGCCCACCCGATCGGCCATCCCATCAACCACTCGACCCACCGGGGGTTCAGCTTGCCACCAGCCACACAGTTTAGCGGCGGCGTATTCCGCTCGGCCTGCGATGGGCCGGCGTTGTTGCTCGAGTCCTGCTTCGTCGGCGTCGGCAGCATTTTGGCCATCGTTTCCAACCCTGGAGACTTCCGCCTCCGCTCCGCTGCGCAGTCGGATTGCGCTCGCGCTGTCGGCGTCGGCCATTGACCCATCTTGGCCATCGTCGCCAGACTCGGCCTTGGACCCGCAGGTCCGGGGCTGATGTTGTAACCGTATTGCATGGCCGTCGGCGTCGGCAGCAAGCAGCCACCATCGCTTGCGGATGTGCGGCGCGCCAACATCTGACGCAGCGACGCAGAGAGCTGGCGGGACTCGGTAGCCCAGCCCTCGAAGGTCTCGCCAGGGTTCTTCAAGTGCGGCCAGAGAAACGTTTTCTGCAAAGACATAGGTCGGTCTCACCTCCTCGACGATCCGGGCCATCTCTGGCCACAGGTGGCGAGGGTCGTCGGCCCCCTTTTGCTTGCCTGCTTGCGACCACGGCTGACAGGGAAACCCGCCCGCCACGACATCGACGCGGCCACGCCAGTCGGTGCCGTCAAACTTCCGCACGTCCTCGTAGATCGCGAACTGCGGCAGCCAGCCGTCCGCCTGTCGCGCCTGCAATACCTTGCGGCAGTAGGCGTCGAGCTCGACGGCGCAAACCGGCGTATGCCCTAGCAGCATGCCGCCCAGGAT